GGAATGACTTTGTAAAAATTTTATTCGAGGGTTCGATTCACCTTCATAGCCAGTATCCACCAGCCCTTTAGCTTTTCCATTTCCAACAGGGACATCAACTCTTTCTCCATAACTAACACCAGGAGGTACCTCGTTCAACTCCTCTTCAGATGATGACATTTCTATATATAATCTCATCATAAAATAAAAACACTCCTAAATGATGAAACGAATTTATTTTCCAAACGCTTTAGGCCAGAGAAAAAGCGGCGTCGATTCGACCGCTCGATACCTTCGAAAAATATTTGGAAAAACAGATTTTATCGTTAGTGTTAAACCAGAACTCTCGCAAAACCTAATAAAACTGCATAAGGAAAATATGCGGGCTTCGTTACCCACCATTAATATCGGCGGCGATCACTCGATGGCGATTGCTACAGTTGCAGCTTCTCTCCATAAATACGGCTCCGAACTCAAAGTCATTTGGTTTGACGCCCACGGCGACATCAATACTCGCGCAACTTCGCCCAGTGGCAATTTCCACGGCATGCCTCTGGCCTTTCTAACCGGCCTCGATCACGATTATGACTTGTTTCCTTTTTTGTACGCCGTGCCAGAACTCAAATTCGAAAATATTCTTTACTTGGGCATCCGAGACCTCGATGATGGAGAGAAAAAAGTATTAAAAGAAAAAAAGATCAAATTCATAAAAAGCGCTGACATCAACAATGATCCGAAAAGGGCGTTCGAGATCGTGAAAGCATTTGTTGGGAAAGATCCAGTCCACTTGTCGTTTGACGTGGACGGAATAGATCCGAGCGAGATGCCGTGCACAGGGACCACTGCGAAAAAAGGGGTCCGTGTCGATGCAATCAAACCGGTTCTCGACAAAATCATGAAAAAAACAAACATTGTTAACATGGACATAACCGAGTTAAATTTGGAACTTGGAGATGATAAGCAGAGAGAGATCTCTATGAAAAACTTTGTCAAATTGTTTCAGAAATATCTCTAAGGCAAGATTTGTGGCTCTTTGTTTGCAATTTTGTTTCGAATGATATAGATTGATGAAATAACCAATAGAGAGATTTCGGTGGAACTTCTGAAAATCATCGGGACATCTTGTGTTTGAACACTATAGTAAATCCACATGCTAGAGGAACAAATATTTAGAATGCAAAAAAGCAACGAGAGACTATTGGTGCTTTTGTTTTTGTACAGGAGATACATGAAAATAAATCGACCGACAACTGATAGCGAGATGGCAGTGTAGGGAATCGATTTTAATGCGCTGTCCTGCATTTTGTTTTTTTTCTTAAAAAATATTTAAACTGTTTTTCAAGAAAAAGGAGGGGTCAGAGGGGAACGTAGTTCTCCTCAAAATTCGCAAATCATATCAAACACATCCGACGAGACTGACTTGTTCGCCATCGCATACTCGCTGACCGTGCGTTCAAAAAAGTTCGACTTGCTCTCCAAACTAATGAGCTCCATGAAATCAAAAGGATTTGCGCTATTGTAGATCTTATCAATATTCAGCTGGAGACAAAGCCGGTCACCAACAAATTCAATATATTGTGTCATCAACTTCGAGTTCATACCAATCATTCTGCACGGAAGCGACTCAGTTATAAACTCTTTCTCGATTTCCACTGCCTCTCGAATAATTTCCGCAATCTGGGATTTCGACAGTTTCTGTTCCAGTTTCGAGTACAACATCACCGCAAATTCAGTATGAAGGGCTTCGTCTCTGCTGATGAACTCGTTCGATAAAGTAAGACCCGGCATGAGTCCGCGCTTCTTAATCCAATAAATCGCCGCGAAACTGCTGCTGAAGAATATGCCCTCGACGCAAGCAAATGCCACCAACCGGGTTGCAAAGGTTTCAACCGATTTGTCGTCATGTCCGTGTCCGATCCATTTTCGCGCCCAATCCGCCTTTTTCGCGATCGATGGACAAGTCTCAATCGCCTTGAACAGTCGGTTCTTTTCCGCCTTATCCTTGATATAAGTTTCGATCAAGATACTGTACATTTCGGAATGAATGTTTTCGATGGCTATCTGGAAACCATAAAATGCTCTGGCCTCGGAGAGTTGCACGTCGGCCATGAATCGGGTTGCCAAGTTTTCCATGACGATTCCGTCGCTGGCTGCGAAAAATGCCAAAACCATCGATATGAAGTACTGTTCGTCGTGTGACAACTTCGCCCAGTCGCCCAAATCTTTTGATAAATCGATCTCTTCGGCGCGCCAAAAACAATCAACCTGTTTCTTATACATTTTCCAAATGTCGTTGTGACGAATGGGGAACATTACGTAACGAGATGTGTCGTCTTTCAAAAGGGGGTCTGTCATCATTTTTCCTAAATAATATAGAACAAGGAGATTTTATAAAATTGGCAATCCAACGGTTCCCCCATCTACAAACTCTTTCTATTTTATAAAGTGTCGCACCGTCTTTAGTATAAAGAAAAACTTTTCAAAAAAAACACATAAACAGACACACAAATATTTAGTTTGGATTTTGTATTTTTAGTGAACGTATAGAATAAAATATTATTTGAACGATGATTGACCCCACAAAACTTGATTCAAAAACTCTTCATAAAATCCTGTTTATTTATAATTCGATCGAATCTGGGTGGAAAGTGAAAAAGAGAGACAATCAATATATATTCCAAAAACTGCATGGCAATAAGAAAGAGGTTTTCATGGAAGACTATTTAGAGAAATTCATTGCTGAAAACGCTTCTTTGAAATAATTTTTTTTACCTATACATCCGAATTTACGATTCTCTCGAACTGACGTGCAATTTCTTTTTCCAAATCTGGCAACCTCTTGTACAACATCGGGTTTTTACCATCCTCATATTTATTGGGATTAAACTTAATAACTATGTTTTTTTCATCATTATCATCATGATCATCAATCGCTTTGTTGCCGTAAACAATTTGCAGAACAACGCCACTAATTTGGATATGACTCGTGCCTTCTTTGTGAACAAATCCGTCAAACTTGGAATCGATGAACTTTTGGATAACATCCTCTTTCGATTTGTAGAGAGAGCAGAGAGACAGTGGATCCGACGGATATGTCTCCAGATAACACCGCTTACAAAACCCTTTGAATCTAGGCATTACGAGGATTGAAGAACACTTGGAGCAACCATTTTTCTCACACAATGTCTCGATTGCATCGTGCGGTTCCAGTGTCCGCGTGTTTTTAGAACCGTCTTCGCGATGGGCGGCACAAAATAAAGGTTTCCCAAAACAAAATCCGTAAATCGCCTTGTTCCGACACGTGTCCTTTTTGCAAATTGTCGGCATTATTTATAATAAAATTATACATTATTTGCCCCCTAAATCGTGTATCGGGGGGCAAACCGTGAACATACTGTCTCTACACCGACATGCGAATTTGGGTTGTTCAATGCCCTACATAAATTGTAAGTGAATGACGAAATAGAAACCGAGAATTTTCGTTCAATGTAGAGGAATGGGGTTTTTTATGCGACTGCTCGCTCAGATTTAGGAAGAAATATGTTTTGGGATTATATAAAAAAAAATGGGAGGAGCTTTGATGCAATTAGTCGCCTACGGCGCACAAGATGTTTTCCTTACAGGAAACCCCGAGATTACTTTCTGGAAGGTGTCTTACAGACGCCACACCAACTTCGCGATGGAGTCCATCGAGCAGACCTTCAACGGTCAGGCTGACTTTGGTCGCCGTGTGTCCTGCACCATCTCCAGAAACGGAGATCTTGCTTACCGCACCTATGTTCAGGTTACTCTCCCCGAGATCAACCAGTCACTTGGTGCTGCTGGCACTGGCCCTGTTTATGCCCGTTGGTTGGACTACCCCGGTGAGCAACTCATTGCTCAGGTTGAGGTTGAGATCGGTGGTCAGAGAATTGACCGCCAATATGGTGACTGGATGCACATCTGGAATCAGCTCACACTCTCTTCTGAGCAGCAGGCTGGTTACTACAAGATGATCGGTCACACCACTCAGCTCACATACATCACAGATCCCGCTTTCGCTGATATCAACGGCCCCTGCGCCGCTGTCGGTGGACCCGGCCAGGTTTGTGCCCCCAGAAAGGCTCTCCCTGAGACCACTCTGTACATTCCTCTCCTCTTCTGGTTTTGCCGAAACCCTGGTTTGGCTTTACCCCTTGTTGCCTTGAAATCTGTAGGGCAGAAAAGCATCCGACCCAAAGTATGCGAGAACTACTTTGGAGAATATTCGTTCGAGGCTCGCAACGACTTTTTGAGTCGTCCTCAGATGCTAGTCGCATGCGCTTAAGAGAACTACGTTCCCCTAAAACCCCTCCTCCCATTTTAGGAAACGGTTAGTTTTATTAAGCGATGCGGCAACAATTTCAAATTGCGGGAAACTCTTAAAGACGATGGCTACCAAGCATTAGACGAAAGTTTAATGTGGCTGAGAAAGAAACTCAGGTATGGTAAAAATGCCACGTATGATAAGGAAAGTAAAAAATCCTTAGAAATAGACAATCCGCAGCCAAGCATCTACGTTCAAAATGATGAGAATATGATGAAGGTTCAACGACTAAACGGAATTGGGTCTGAGGAGTTTAATCAACTCCGATGAAGGCTTAAGATATAGTCTACTCCCCGGCCATGTTTCTGTATGTAACACGTTAATCAATACAGAAATGCCGATAAATACACCGAAAGGTGGGGTATATGTGATGTACAGTATCACGAAGTCAAGATTAACATCGATTTCAGACCTATTGGTGAGTGCTTGTGGGCTGTCAATTCATTGACTAACATCGCCAGTGCTACTTCCCAGGCCGTCACCAGCGCCTACCAGCAGTCCCTTGTTGCCGCCTCTATCTACGTTGACTTCATCTTCTTGGATACCGATGAGCGCAGAAAGATGGCTCAGAACCCCCACGAGTACCTCATTGAGCAGCTCCAGTACACCGGTGACGAGTCGGTCGGATCTTCAAGTAACAAGATCAAGATCAACTTCAACCACCCTTGCAAGGAGCTCATCTGGGTTGTTCAGCCCGACGCCAACGTCGACTACTGCGCTTCCCTCGAGGGCAACAGTACTCTCTTCAAGGTCCTCGGTGCCCAGCCCTTCAACTACACCGATGCCATTGATGCTCTCCCTCCCTCCATCCACACCTTCGGCGGACCCGCTGAGACCACTGGTGTCAACGGATTCATCTCCGGCGGTGTCTTCCAGATGGCCGGCGCCCTCGACGGCTTTGTGTCCGGCGGTGCGAGCACCACCCAGGATTGGCACCAGACCGGTGTTTTCAACCAGGACGGATCTGCCCCCACCGGCTCCATGCTCTCCGATGCCGGCACATTCGTGCTCGCTGAGACCGCCCTCCACCTCCACTGCTGGGGTGAGAACCCCGTCGTCACCGCTAAGCTCCAGCTTAACGGACAGGACCGTATCTCCGAGAGAGAGGGTTCTTACTTCGACGTTGTTCAGCCCTTCCAGCACCACACCCGCGCACCCGACACTGGTATCAACGTGTATTCTTTCGCACTAAGACCTGAAGAACACCAGCCGAGCGGTTCGTGCAACTTCTCCAGAATTGATAACGCCACACTCCAGTTGGTGCTCTCCTCTGGAACTGTTGGTGGCACTTCCACTGCCAAGGTCCGTGTTTATGCCTACTCTTACAACGTGCTAAGAGTCATGGCAGGCATGGCTGGTTTAGCATACAGTTCTTAGAGTCGTGGTTGGCATGGCCGGAGTTGAAGCAATTTTTAATTAATTAATTACATAATTTTATTTAACCAAAAAAATTAAATTATATTTTATTCATAAGCATCCAGATGCGGATCTTCTGTCGTCACGACTGAGCCTCGTGCTGTTACAGTTCATGATATTTATGATTCGGACACTTGGAGTTTTCAACTCTTTTTTTGAACAGTTCTCGTAAATTTTTTCCAAACGTTCCAAAAACAAGAAAAAGTCAAAGTCCTTCTTCATAATATTGCACTCGGTACAGCATGCGTTTGAATTGTGAAAAGTGTAACCTACTTCGTTATCAAATCTGTCGATTCCGTTAGTATGGTTCTCGTCTGACTTTTTACCACAAACGTAACAAGCTTCCTTAATCAATTTGTAGTAATCCTC